GCATCCACCCCGCTCTGCGCCTGGAACTTCTGGGCGTCGGCGTCCAGCTCCATCTTCTTGGCCAGGATCTGTGGCGGCTGCTGGGGTGGCTGCGGTGGCTGGGCGTCCGGGAAGTAGAGCTCCGGGTCGCCCAGGCCGACGGCTTCGGCAAAGCGTCGCCCGGTCTCGATCACCGCCTTGGACGGCAGCACCCCGCCCTGTGCCAGCGGCTGCTGCATGCCGAGGATGGTCTGCAGGGCGATTGCCTTCTTGTCCTTCGATCCGGTGCCCAGGCCGACATCGAGCTCGACTTCGTAGCCTTCGGCCCACTCGCGCGGATCGACGTGCACCCAGTTGCCCATCAGCTCGACCAGCTCGGGCGCGGTCTGGTACCGGCCCATGCACTTGAGCATCTTGCGGAACATCCGCTCGACGCTGACGGCTGCGACGCGGGCGATCAGCTCGACGCGCTGGTCGGCCTTCTCGGTGATGATGTTGACGCCTGTGGCGGTCGGGTTCAGCGCGTCGGGGCTCATGCCCTGCGAGTAGCGGGTGTGGCCGGTGCGGCGCTCGCGCCACTGCTCGCCCCATTCGACCATCTGCCAGGCGCCCTGGTCGAGGCCAGCCTGCTGGATGGGGGCCATCGAGTTCAGGTCTTTGACCCGCACGACGCCGCCCGGCCGGTTGTTGGTCAAGTCGTCCAGATTGACGCGGCCTTCGACCACCTGCGTGCGCTGGTTCACCGACAGGTAGACGTTGTCCATCAGCCCGCGCAGCAGCGAGGTGTTCAGCCGCTGCGGCTCGATGGCGAAGTCGGCCGGGCACTGGCCGAAGAAGACGTGCGGCTCGGGGTTCGGGCAGAACTCGGTGTACGGGTGATCGTCGGTCTTCTCGTCCGACTTCACCTTGTCGCCCACCATGATGATGTGGCGCCACTCGGCCACGCCGTCCATGTCCTGGTCGATCATCATGTACACGTCGGCGCGCTCGTAGAGCGTGAACTCGGCGGTCTCCTGGCCATCGTGATCGGTGCCGCCCTGGATGCTCTGCCGCTCGGTCTCCTCCATCGAAGACCAGGGCAGGCCGTCGCCCACGTCGGACAGGTCGAAGCCCTCCTCCTCGAGCTCGTACTTCATCGCGGGGCGAACCTCGGCGATGAAGGGCGGCGGCTTGCCGTAGCGGGCGCGGCGGTGCACGCGCATGTACTCGGGCGGCACGGTCTCGACGACGCAGCGGCCGGTCTTGTTGACGCGCTTGAGCTTGATGTCGAAGACCGTCACCTCGACCGTTTGCTCCTGCGGCGCGTCGGGTGCGGCCGGCTGCGGGCCCTGCCGGCTCGGCGCTGCTTGCACACCCTGCGGGGGCTGCTGCGGCGCCTGCTGCTGTTGTGGCCCTTGCGGCGGCTGTGGCGGCTGTGGGGACTGCTCGGCGCCTGGCTGCGGCGGCGCTGCGGGATCCGGCGCGCCAGGTGGCGGCATCTGCCCGGCTGGCGCCTCGAGCTGGACGCGGATCGTGCGCTGGTCCATCTCCAGGATGGAAACGCCCTCCTCGGCCGCCAGCTCTTCCACCTGCGTCGGCAGAAGGCCCTCGTACACCTCCTCGGTGTCCTCGGTCTTGTCGTCCCAGTAGACCTTCGTGAAGCCGACGCGCTGCACCAGGCCGACCTTCAGCCACTCGTACAGCAGCATGAAGCCGCCGTTGCGCTTCCAGAAGTGGTGGCGCAGGTACTCGGCGGCCATCTTCGCGGCCGGCGCGTACTTGGGCCGGCGCGCGGTGCACGTCAGCGCATCCTTGCTTTGGGCGAAGACACGCACCAGCGCCGGCAGCATCCACTCGACCGTGTCCGGCACGTCGGTGGCCACGATCTGCGAGCGGTCCGGTGTGACCGGCGGGGCCAGCTCGCCGGTGGGCTCGGCCCGGTAGAACTGCAGGTTGCGCAGGCGTGTGGCCGAGATCTCCGAATCGGGCCCGCCCAGGCTCTGCTTGATCTCCCGGTTGATGCGCGTGGCCAGCTCTTCGCGGGTGTAGCGCTGCTGGGGCTGCGTCCGGCCCTGCTCGTCGAGCATGGGCTCCGCTGGGACCGTCTGCATCTGCGCCTGCTGAAGCATCCGTTCCTGAGATTTCATCGCTGTCCTGTTGGTGCGAGCGCCCACCGCTTTCGGTGCCGGGAGCCCAACGGCATCGGGCTCGTCCCGCGTCGCTCGCTGCGGTGCATGTACCGGTGCGTTCCGCTTGCCGGAAACGAAAAAGCCCCCCGGGGTTAGCGGGGGGCTCTTCGTTGCCTGGGGTCGACTCGGCCTGCCAGAAGGCATGCCGGTCACTGAGTCCACTCAGGCGGCGCGAGTGTGCCAGAAAAAGAGGCAGCGGTACACGCGCTCACGCTTCTTCCGAGATCCAGCCTGCAACGCAGCCCAGCACCGGATCGTCGGGCAGCGAGAAGACCTTCAGGCAGTCGGCGGGATTGCCGCGCGTGCGAACGATGCCGCCGGGTTGCATGGCGCAAAGGTCGTTGAGGTTGACCATGCCTTCGTGGGCGGCAACGAAAGTGCGCTGCGACATTTGCAGCAGGCGCATTTCTTGGTCGGTGAAGCGGATCACCTGCGGCCCTTCGAGCGCCGGATTGCCGGGCTCTTGGTGATAGCTCATCCCAGGCCCTTCAGTGCGAGCGTACGCATGTCCTCGAGGTGGCGCTGCGTGGCTGCCAGCGCGCCGGCACTGCCCGCGCCCTCGGTGGGGCGCAGACCGCATGTCCACAGGTCATCCATCAACGCCTGGGCATGCTCGATGGACAGGTAAAGCGCGGCATCGCTGAGATCGCTGCCCTCCTCGCGCGGTTCGGCATCCATCACCATGCGGCCGACCAGCGGCTTGAAGTGCGGCGGGTGGTGCTCGACCAGCACCAGCGCGATGCTGCGATTGCCGCCCCAAGGCCGGTAGGCTCTGACCCTCAAGCGGCTCACCGCGGCGGCCCAATCCAGCAGTGCTTGCGCTCAGCGTCGGCCAGCTCGGCGCTGCGCATAGCCAGCAGCGCGGCCCAGCCATCAGGCCCGCGCAGCTCAGCAGCCTGCACGCGCGTCAGCGGCACGCGCTCGCACGGCGGTAGTGGAGCCGGCGGCGGCGAAGAGGCGCAGGCGCACAGCGCCAGCGCCGCGGTGGCGATCAGTGTCTTCATGCGATAGCACTCCTAGCGGCCTGGTACAGGTTCCACCACATGCGCAGGCCGCGCAGATGGCGTTCGACGGAGAGATGCGGCGGCACCTGCAGCAGGCGCAGCTGGGCCTCGATGCGCAGCCGCCGCGGGATGTAGAGCACGGTCAGCACCACGCGCTCGGCCTCCGGCACACGGGCCAGGGCACGCTGGGCGGCAACGCGCTGGGCTTGCGACAGGCCGGCGCTGACGACTTCGCGGCGCGCCTCGAGGGCATCGCCAGCACCAGGTCGGTATCCGCCTTCAGCACTGCCGCACGTGCGCGCGCTGCGCCCGCTGTTCGATGCCCAGCGGCCGTAGCGGGTCAGGATGTCGTCGGCCTCGTGGAGTGCCAGGGGGATGTCGGCGGCGAAGTTCTGCACGGCGGTCCTCATGCGAGCCTGCCAAGGGATGGGTACTTGATGGCCTCGCCCCAGCTGCTGCTGGGCTCTTCGTAGACGACGCCTCCGAGACCGAAGGCGTCAGAGCCATGGCTCGACCAGTCGTGGCAAGGCCCGAGACCGATGTCGCGCTCTTTGTCGCGCTTCTCGTGGTACCAGCCAAGAGCATCCAGCCCGGGGCTGCACGTCTCTTCGTTGAACCACATGCGAGGGAACCAACGCCGGGTTTCTTCGATGCGCTTCATCGCGGCGCCGGCGCCTTGGTTCGGCACGATCTCGACCTTGAAGCCCACCTCGCGCAGCTTCGACGCGGCGCTCACGTCGTACACCGTGTCGTGGGTCTCTCCGTCGTGCGGAAGCCAGATGTCGCATTCCTGCGGTCCGTGCCCTCGATGGCGAAGCCAGGCGATGTGCGTGGCCAGCGGCTGGCCCTGCGCTTCGTAGTAGTCCAGCACGCGGATCTCGCGCCCGATGAACTGTTCAATCCAGATGGCGAACGCGTCGGCCTTGGCGCCGGTACCGCCGATGTCGCAGAAGGCACGCTTGCGCATCAGGGGATCGGCGGCGACGCGCCCGATGCGCCCTTCCTGGCGGGCCTTCACCAGATCCGCCGAGTAGTAGGCACCCTCGACGACTGTGGCGAAGGCGCCCTCCCACACGTGGTCATAGTCGTGCGGCCGCTCGATCTGCCACCGGGCGCGCTGGCGCTCCAGCCCCTTCGGGAAGCGCGGGTTGTCTCGCCAGTTCAACGTGACGCAGCGGATGCGCGGGTCTTTCGAGTTCGCGAAGCGCTGCTCGACTGCCGCCTTCTTGCGCTTCGGGTTCCACGTCACCCAGAGCTCGGCGTTCCACCCGTCGCCCTCCTCGCGCAGCGTCGGGATCAACGCGGTCCAGGCCTCGTCGGTGACGGGCTCGGCCTCGTCCACCCAGCACAGCAGGATGCGCGACTTCGACTTGACGCTGTCGACGCTGCGGTCGAGGCCGGAGAAGACGTAGCTCACACGCCCATCGCGCGTGCGGATGTACTTCTCGCCCACCTCGAAAGCGGCGGCCAGCCAGGGCTCGCTGCTGATCGCGGCCTTGATCTCCTCGAGGCTCGAGTCGGCCAGGCTGTTCATGAACTGCCGGCCGCACAGGATGACGCCCTCGCGCCCGGCCTGGGCGTGGATCAGGGCCATCACTGCCGTCATCTTGGCGGCCAGAGCCGCGCCCACCCTTGGCCGCGCGCACGTCGGCCGGGCCGGTGAAGAGGGGGATCAGCTTCGCGGGAAGCTGAACCTGGACGGTCTCAGCCTTCACCGTCTTCCTTCGGCGCCAGCGGCACCAGCTCGATGCGCGCGACCTGGACCGGACCGCCGCCTTCACCCGTCACCTGCAGCGGCAGCACCTTGCCCAGCAGCGTGGAAAACGCCTTCACGTCCTCATCGGCAACGCGCTTCAGGTAGCCCACCAGGCCGCCCTTGCCTTTCGCATCCCGGCCACTGCGCGCTGCCGCCTCGAGGATGGCTTCGCGCAGCTGCCTCGTGGTCTTGTTCACCGACCCGGGCTTGCGGCCCATGCCAGCGGCCGGCGGCTTGCGCTTGGCAACAGACGGCACTTCTTTGCTGCTCACGCCGCGAGCTCCAGCTGCTGCTGCGGTGCGGATGTGAGCAGCGTGCGGATGGTGGCCACGACGCGCGCTTCACCGTCGGGCTCCATGCGCTCGAGCACGATGCGCCGGTGCTGCTTGTCGTCTTCCCAGGCCACACCGTTCAACGCGTCGCTGAGCACCTTCTCGCAGTTGCCCAGGTCGATGCAGCGCACGTCGTCATCCCACGTGGCCGGGTCTTTGCGGGCACGGCGGGCCCAGTCCTGCGGGCGCTGCGGGTACAGCTGCAGGTGCAGCTCGATGCGGCCCTGCAGCGGCGCCTTCAGGCCTGCATCTTTGGCGATCTGCGCCACCAGCTTCTTGAAGGCCTTGGCGTCGCCCGACGGATAGGTCTGCACACGGCCACACACGACGGCGGTGCGCCAGTACCGGTTCGCGCTGGGCGGATAGGGCAGCGTCAGGGTGATCACGATGCGGCCCCCAAAACGCGCGCGCATGAGGCCTCGGGCTCGCTGGCTGTCCAGGCTGCAAACCGGGGGTCTTGGGCCAGGCGGGCTTTGTGTTCCTGCTGGCGTTCCACTGCACTCGCCTGCGTGACTGTGATGGCCTCGCAGCGAAGCGGAGGGCTGTCACTGTCACGTGTCACGGATGAAGCGTCACAGTCCCGGGAGTGCTGTGACACTCGTGACAACACCCGAAGGGTCCGCGCGCCCGCGAGGGTGTCACGCTTTTCTGTGACCTCAAAACCGGAAGCGTCACGCTTTTCGACCGAAGCGTCACGCCGCGTTGTCACGCTTTCGCCGGCGCCTTGCCGCTGCATTTTTGAGCAGAAAGTCTGCATGAACTCGACGGCCTCGCGGTACACGGTCGGAGCGCTGCGGCGCAGGTGCATGGAACTCCAGGACCTGGCGAAGCGCCCGTTCCGCCCCGACCAGATCAGCCGCAGGGTGCGTTTCGTGGTGATGACCTGAACCCACCATGAAGGCGGGCCGCCCTCGTCGGAGTAGAAGGGCCAGGGTTCGACGGATACGCTCATTTCGAGGCTCCAGTGATGAGGATGTAGCCCTCTGCGACCTCGAGGGCGCCGGCCTTCTTGGCCGCGTTCAGGGCTCGGTGGAACGCTTGCCGCTGGGCGTCGGGGTTGGCCAGGCCGCAGTCCTCGTAGAAGGCTTTCTTCAGCGAGTCGTACTTCATGCCGTTCTGGGCCAGAGTCAGCAGCAGCGAGCGTTTGCCGCCGCGGCCGGCCTTCTTCTCGGCCTCCTGTGCCTCTTCCACCTCGTCGGTGCTGCTCAGGTGCCGGGCCACCAGCGAGGTGATGCGGTCGCCGTCTTCGTCGGTGCCGAGATCCAGCACGCGCATCTGGAAGGTGGCGTCGGCGAAGGTGTCGCCGTCCTTCTGCTTGGCGCAGCTGACGGTGGCCAGCATTTCCTTCTCGTCGCGGAAGACGCCGAGCATGTAGTCGAGGTTTGCGCGGATGGCGCTGGAGCCGCGGGGCCGCTCGGTGGCGCTGTGGCCGCTGTGATGGATCAGCAGCACAGCGCACCGCCACAGATCCCGGAAGCGTGTGCCGAGCTCGCGCAGGTAGGTGGCCATCTCCTGCGCGCTGTTCTCTTCGCCGGCATAGGTCTGGCTGAGCGTGTCCACCACCACCAGGCATGGGGTCAGGCTCACCAACTGCGCGGCGTCGACCACGCGCCAGGCATCGGCGCCCAGGTTGATGGCCGCCGGCAGGACGCGGAAGTCGATGTCGCTGTAACGCAGGTTGCGGGCGCGGTGCCAAGCATCGACGCGGGCCCACA